GACAAGGTATTACATTTGTGGTATAATACAGATATGGATTTAAGGAATTAGTTCTTAGAGTTTCACGAAGTGGAACGAGAAGGACAACTCCTTCCTCTTACCCCTTTAAGGGGGACGAGGCTAACGAATTAGAATTACAAGGTGACTACCGAAGTAAGCTCTAATGAGTTATTACCTTACAGTACTATCCTAATGACCTAACCTAACAGGAACTATCTATGGCTGCTTATCCAACTAATGCTAAGGACGATTCAGATAGTCCTGCTAAGTCCTCTTTCAGTATCACTCCTCATGCTACAAATGAGGTAGGTGCTTACATTCCTCGTTTCTTGTATGTTGGTGGTGCTGGTACTCTTGCTATGCGCTTAGCTAATGATACAGCTGATGTTAGTTACATCGGTGTTCAAGCAGGTACAACCCTGCGTGTACGTCCTTCTCACATCAGGGCTTCGGGTACTACAGCTACAGGTCTTGTAGGTCTGTACTAAGCCTGTACCACCGTTGTACCGTTACAGAAGTTAACTAAGGATCTTGTATGGGTATAGTTACCGTAGATGCAGGTAATGTAATAAATGGCCTGTTCAAGGGCATTGATAGCTTATTCACCAGTGATGAGGAGAGAGAGCAAGCGAAGCTCCTTATGCAGGTAGAGCTACAGAAGCCTCATATGATGCAGGCACTGACTACCCTTGAGGAAGCTAAGCATCCTAGCTGGTGGGTATCAGGATGGAGACCAGCCTTGGGTTGGCTCTGTGTGGTACTCCTAGCGTATTCATGGATTGGTAGGGACTTCGTTATTGTTGGGTTATCCCTCTCAGGTGGGGCAGAGACTATTGCGTTACTGCCTGTAGTTGATACAGGAGAGTTAATGACGTTAGTGATATCCTTACTGGGTCTTGGTGGGCTAAGAACCTATGAGAAACTAAACGGGAAGGCTAGAGCATGAGGATACAGGGATGTTAGCACCTGTTCTTGTTCCTGTTCCATTAGTCAAGCTCTCTAGGAAGCACAGGGACTTCATTAAGCTCTTTGTGCGCTCAGGAGATGACGCAGAGGCGTACTTGGCCGCTGGGTACAGGGTAACGCCCGGGGCTAAGGCTAAGGCTCGTAAGCTCCGTACTCGATTAGCTGTGTACATAGACCAAGAGTTACAAGAGTACATAAAAGGGACTGATTTAGCTATAATGGCAGTTCAGGTTGTTGCTGATCTAGCGGTAACATCAGCCTCTGACGCTACTAAGCTGGCTGCAGCGAAGGATATCCTCTCTCGGGGTGGTTATGATGTCGAGAAAGAGGTTACAATCAAGCATGAGACCCGTGATATGTCTAATGCAGCGATTGATAACAGGCTAGCAGAGCTTAAAGCAGAGCTATGGAAGGATACACCCACCCTGGAGATCGTTAGTGACCAATAGGGCTGTACAATTAGCGGAAATGGAGAAACTCGTTGCTGAGAAGCGAGAACGAGAGACTTACTCAAGGATAGATTTCCTTAGACCGTATCCTTGGCAGTACAAGTTCTTAGAATCCTCTCAGGAGAACGCTCAGACTCTCCTTATGGCTGCTAACCGTGTAGGGAAGACCTACATAGGTGCTGCTAATATCTCTTACCACGCCACAGGGCTATATCCTAGCTGGTGGAAGGGACATAAGTGGGATACACCGATTACGTGCTGGGCTGCTGGTGTGTCCTCTGAGAGTACTAAGGATATCTTACAGAATGAGCTAATGGGTCCTCCTGATGACCCCTCAATGAAAGGGGCAGGGACGTTACCTAAGCACTGCTTAGGGGAAAGTACAAGAAAGGCACAGGTACCGAATGCTTTACAGAGCATCCTAGTTAAGCACCACACCGAGGGAGTCTTCGATGGGTGGTCAAGGATAGTCTTTAAAGCGTTTGAACAGGGTGAGAGCAAGTTCATGGGTGTTAGTGTCCATGAGATATGGCTTGATGAGCAACCACCTGACGGGTTATTTACACAGTGTATTACACGGACAGCTAACACTGGAGGTCATGTTACTATGACCTTTACTCCGGAGGATGGCGTTACTCTTGTAATACATCAGTTCACGAAGAACAGACAGAAAGGGCAGGCGTTACTGCACGCTACATGGGAAGATGCTCCTCACTTGACTAAAGAGGTGCAAGAGCAGCTCCTGAGTGTGTACGGAGAACATGAAAGAGATATGCGGTCCAAGGGTATCCCTGTGTTCGGCTCCGGTCCTGTCTATACTGTATTGGAGACAGACTTTGTTGTTGATCCTTTCGAGATACCTGAGTACTGGCCCGCAATTGCTGCTATTGACTTCGGTTGGGATCACCCTACAGCAGTGGTGTGGTTCAGGTGGGATAGAGATGCAGACATTCTGTACCAGGTTGATGAGTACCGTAGACGTACAGAAACAGTGGCTATACATGCTGCTGCTATCAATGCCCGTGTCCCTTGCCCTATGGTTTGGCCTCACGATGGGTTAGTCCACGAGAAAGGCTCAGGTGTGACAATGGCAGACCAGTACCGACATGCTGGTGTACAGATGTTACCTCTCCACTTCAGTAACCCGCTAGCTCCAGGGGAACCCGGTAAAGGGAACTTCAAGATAGAGCCGGGCATTAACGCAGTACATGAGCGATTACAGACGGGCAGGATGAAGGTATTCAGAACCTGTAACGAGACAATTGAAGAGTACAGAATGTACCACCGTGAGAACGGTATAATACACGCGCTAGATGATGACCTGATGTCTGCACAGCGGTATGCTGCTCAGTCAACTCGATTCGCAGAAGTCCAAGGTAGGACAGGATCTGGGTACAGTAGGACATTTGATAGTAAACTGAATTACGCACCACTACACTTGGTATAATATGGCTATAGAAAAAGGCAAGAAGATGACGGATGACGAGCTGTCAGCCTTCATCAACCAAGAGATCGCAGCCTCGCAGGGTAGTGATACCAATAAGCTCTCGCGTCAGCGTGAAAAGGCTATGGAGTATTACTACGGGGAAGCCTACGGTAATGAATCAGACGATAAGTCACAAGTAGTAACCCGTGAGGTTATGAATACTATCGAATGGATCAAGCCAGAACTCATTAAGATATTCGCTAGTGGCTCTGAGACGGTTCGATTCGAGCCTCAGACTGTGGCAGATGTACCAGAAGCACAACAGGCTACTGACTACATTAACTACTTATTCCATCGGAAGAACAACGGCTTCAAGATCATCTACCAGTGGCTCACAGATGGCCTCTTACAGAAGAACGGTGTTGTAAAGATATGGTATGACACGGACAGGAGTAAGTCCCGTGAGGAGTACCTAGGACTGTCTGAGCAACAGATGCAGATGCTCTTAGTAGATGAGGATGTAGAGGTAGTAGAGAGTGAGGTTACCAGTGCACAGGGTATGCCAGCGTATGATATCACTATTATCCGTACAGGAGCCTGTAAGGGACTCAAGGTAGAGGTTATACCGCCTGAGGAGTTCATAATCTCCCGTAAGGCTACAGACATAGAGAACTCTCCGTTCTGTGCGCACAGGACACGCATGACCATTAGTGACCTGAACGCTATGGGCTTCAAGAACACTAAGGATCTCTCTGGTACTGAGACTAGCTCAACGATTAACTACGCAGATGAGTACCAGGCAAGGCATGACTACGATGATACAGACAGGGAGGAGAATGAGGCCGTTAGTGCTGATCCTACCATGCGGGAAGTCTGGGTAACAGAGGCTTACGCCCGTCTTGACTTCGATGGTGATGGTATAGCTGAGCTACGGAAGATCGTAGCGGTAGGTAATGAGATTCTCAGCAATGAGGAAGTAGAAGGAATGCCATTTGCTGGCTGGACTCCTATAATGATCTCACATAAGTTCCACGGACTGTCTATGGCAGACCTCGTGATGGATCTTCAGCGTATACAGAGTCAGCTATTCCGTAACTTACTAGATAACCAGTACCTGACCAATAACGGCAGATACACTGCGGTAGAGGGCATGGCTAACCTAGATGATCTGCTTACTTCTCGGCCACATGGAGTGGTTCGAGTTAAGATGCAGGGTGCTGTAACCCGATTGGATACACCACAGCTAGGTCAGACAGCCTTCCAGATGCTCGACTATGTGGATAACATGGTAGAGAAGCGTACAGGGGTATCAGAGCGGTCACAGGGGCTAGACCAGAACCAGCTTAATCCGAACACCTCAGCAATGGCAACCAACCAGGTAATGACTGCTGCACAGCAGCGTATAGAGCTTATTGCTCGTGTGTTCGGAGAGACAGGACTCACAGATGCGTTCCGTATCATGTACAGGGAAGTAATCACTAACGAAACCAGTGCTGACATCTTTAGACTCCGTGATGAGTACGTTGAGGTTGATCCCTCTTCGTGGAGAGAGCGTAAGGATGTGTCGGTTGTAGTAGGACTAGGCAATGGGTCAAAGGAGACTGAGATGATGCAGTTAGGACAACTGTTCCAGCAGCAGCAACAGCTCGCTAACAACCCAGGTACTGCAGGGCTAGTACAGCCAACTAACATGTACGCGTTACTAGAAGATCAAGTGAAGGTCTTCAATAAGGCACATGCTGGTAGGTACTTCTCTGATCCTACATCGCCAGAAGCACAGCAGAGTGCCCAGCAACAGCAGCAGCAGCAAATGGAGCAGATGCAGATGCAAATGAAGCTCCAAGAGCAGATGCTACAGCTACAGCAAGGTGAGCTACAGATCAAGCAGATGGTAGCACAAACTAATGATGAGAACACCAAGCAGGGCTTAGGCATTAAGCAAGCAGCACATGAGCTTAATGTGAAAGAGCATGAGGATTCAGTAGTTCTGAACACAGCAGAGCTAGCAATGGAAGCCCAGCTAGAGCAGGAACAGGGCAGGCCTGTCGCTCTAGGACACTAGGAGAACTATAATGGCATCAATACAAGAAGTGAAGGAAAGCTGGAGAAAAGGCACTGCTGAAGTAGCAGCAAGAAGGGCAGCTAAGAAAGCAGTGCGGGAGGCTGGCCGTAAAAAGGTGCAAGAGCAGTACCTGAAAGAGCAGAAAGACGAAGACATAGCACGGATAGTAAGAGAAGAGGCCGCAATACAGAAGAAGAGGAAGTAAGAGTTATAAGGAGGAGATATAATGTCAGAAACAAGAGGTGAAATAATCGCCCGAGGCAATGCAGCTAGAGACCTGCAAGAAAATGAAGTACTTAGCTTAGCCTTTGAGGATGTGTTACAGAACATCTCTGAGGGATTCTTATCAGCACGAACGAGTTCAGAGGAGGTACTTGATTTACACAGACAGGCCATTGCAGTAAAGGCCGTTAGAGGAACATTACAACGATACATCGACTCAGCACAAGTGGAGGAACACAACAAACGGATAGATGAGGACAAGTAATGGAAGATGAGTGTATAACTATAACAATAGAGCTACTCGATGAGATAGTTAACTTACTGACTACATGCCCCTATAGGGATGCGTACCCAGTAATACAGAAGCTAAACGTAGAGTACTCAGAGCAACATAAACCCAAAATACATTTAAATTAGGAGAGCAACAATGACAGATACGAATACGGCTTCTCAG